AATCAGAAAAGTCGATTCACTTCTTTGATAAGCTATCTAATAAAACAATGCAAGAGGTAGAAGAAGAAAACGAAAAACTAAAAGACAAGAATCAATTTCTGAAAAATGAAATAGACCAATTAAATCATACAAGAAGAATGGATTTAGAGTTCTTGGGTATTTTAGTTTGGGGTTATGGTATTGAAAAAAATAAATATAATTCAATGGATAAAAGAATCTATGCGAAAAACACATATAAAAATCATACTTATGATTGGGATATGTTAATGAATTATTTAGCTGACGATGATACGCACGAAGTGTTTGATAGAGTAGAGTCTATTAATAGAGAAAACAATGAAAAAAAAGAAGAGCAAAAAAAAGAGTTCCGATTATACAAAACACAAGAAAAGGAAAAGGTAGTTAAAAAAGAAGAAGTAGTTTTGTTTTTAACTTCTGATATAATAAAAAAAACTAAGAAAGGAGAGTTAAATGCCGATAAATTCAAGAGATAAAGGCAATAGAGCAGAAAGAGAAGTTGCAAAACTTATTAATACTTACTTAGGAACTAATTGTAGAAGAACGCCGCTAAGTGGAGGATTGTCTATCAAAGGAGATATTATTGATATTGACCCTGATTCAATTGCCTTTCAATATCACTTTGAAATAAAGAATACCAAAAAGTTGTCTATTCCTATATGGTGGAGACAAATTTATAGCGATTGTGGTAAAAAAATTCCAGTGAATATATTTAAAATGAATGCTAAGTTCTATTCAACGTTAGAGTTAAGAGATTGGCTTAGCGATTTAGCGGAAAAGCAAGAAATGCAAAAAGAAATAGAAACTTTAAAAACTAATACTAAAGGTTTGGAAGATAGAATTTCAGAGCTAGAAAAGGAGTTATATGGTTGAATACGAAAATCAAATAATAGTTTGCCCTACATGTAATAGTTCAAGACTTAATAAAAAAGGATTTCGCAAAAATAAATATAAAGACGTTCAACGTTATATTTGTGCTGATTGTGGAGGACAAACAAGTAATCCTTTAATGTTAGACAAAGATGTTATAATTGAAAATGTACAATTGAGCAAAAGAGCGCAACGATTCCAAGATAAAAATAGAATAGCAAACAAGTCTTTTAGAGAGCATGCAAGGCTAGACAACGCTTTACAAGAATACAATAAACATTTAATCAGCGTCTTGCAAAACAGAGCTTTACCAAAGTTTCAAAAAATAAAAGAAAAAGGCAGTAAGGCAGTTGGGCTTATTCAAATATCCGATACACATTTTAACGAACTAGTTGACTTGCCAAACAATAAATATGATTTTGATATAGCTAGCAAAAGGCTAAGAACTTTTATTAGAAAGGCAAAGATATACTTTAAAGCGGTTGGTGTAAAAAAGGTTTTGATTGGTATGACTGGAGACTTAATGAACTCTGATAGAAGATTAGATGAGTTGTTGTCTCAGGCTACTAACAGAGCAAACGCTACTTTTATATCAGTAGAAATTTTAAAACAATTAATAGAGGATGTAAGGCACGACTTCAATGTCAGTATTGCTTGTATTACCGGTAATGAAAGTAGAGCGGGCCAAGAAGTAGGGTTTGGAGATATGGTTGCTTCTGATAGTTATGACTTTACTATATTTCATATTTTAAGGTACATATTTGCAGAAACAGATATAGACTTTATAACCTCTAAAGATGCTTCAGAAGTAGTTGTAGAGTTGGCCGGAATGAATGTTTTATTGCTACATGGACATGGAAGTATTAAGGCAAAGCATGAAACGTCAATAACTCAAATTAAAGGTAGATACTCTAGTAGAGGTGTAAAGTTGGATTACGTAATATCTGGACACATACACTCGGCTAAAATAGGAGACACTTTTGGAAGAAGCTCTTCTTTAGTGGGAGCAAACGCTTATTCAGAGAAGGCTTTAAACTTAGAAGGTAGAGCAAGTCAAAACATTTATGTGTTCTATGAAAATGAAACCATAGATGGAATAAAGATTGACTTGCAAAACTATGATGAAGTTGGTTATGAGATTGATAAAGAGCTGGAAGCGTATAACGCTAAATCAGAAGACAAGCTAAAACACGGAAAAGTTGTATTAAAGATTATAAGTGTTTGAGTCTTGTAAGTTTAAAAAAGGTACTTGTGCTTTTAGCGGTACATATAGCGGCGTAAAGTATTGTGGCGTTGCAAGAGGAACGAACAAAATAGACTATATGTCGCAATGTCCTTTGCCGGAAATTAAAAAAACCAGCAAGATAAAAGCGAAAAAAGAAGGCTTATAATAATTGGGTGGGAGTAATATATATTAAAAGAAAGGAAAATGTTTATTTATAAATTTTTTTCTTGATTTTGTAAATATGGATTGGCTACATTATTCCCCCCCATACATTAAAAAAGGAGAAAACAATGGCAAAAAAAGAGTTTAAACCAGAAAAAAATAGAGGGTGGTTGTTTAGAAACGACTACAAAAATCACGATAATCCTGAAGATAAAAGTCCTGATTATAAAGGTACTTTTAATTTTGATGGAGAGGTTAAAAAGATTAGTCTTTGGAAGTCTACTACTAAAAAGGGAGACCCAATGCTAAAACTTAGTATTTATGAACCTCAAGGTGGTGCAAAACCTACCAATGTTGCATTATCAGATGACGACTTGCCATTTTAGATGGCAAGCTCTCATCCGTCTTATGACAATAATCAAATAAAAGGAGCTACCTTTGAAGAAAGGTTGACAAACATGAGGTTTGTAGACCCTTGGAGCGAAGAGGGAATACAAGAAAGGGAAGATTTTGCAAAGCAACACGGTAGGGCTTGGTGGATTTTCCAGGGAGTTACATTTCGACACAATAGAAAAGAGGTTACGTGGATAGAACAATACTATATACCTATAGAGAAAGAGGATGAAGATGAATAGTAATACAAAGATAATGATGTTATTGCAAGGCAAGATAAATGAAGGACAGGTAAAGTATGACCAAGATGTTCCTATTGATGGCAGCAGGGATAACCTTAAAGAGGCTTTAGATGAGACCTTAGACTTATGTATTTATCTAGCGGCAACGGTATTAGAATTACATGAAAAATATAAGAAATTTGAAGCTATAGATAATCCACCTGACAAATTACCCTTTTAATATATTTTAATTGATTTTAAGGCTATTTTCGTGCGTTTTAAGCTACTTCTTGTGTAATAGTAAAGCTAGTTGAATATATTCCGTATGCAGTTTGTTCAAAAGATAAACTATCTTCTTCAAGTCTTACGTCATAATAAGTAGTTCCGCCATCAGGGCTAAACTCAAAAGCAGTCTTTCTGCCTTTCACTACATTTATCAAGGCTTCTAACTTTCCTCTATCGGCTTCAATGAGGTTTGTGTAGTTTAATTCCCACTCTAATTGTTTACCAAATCGCTCATTAGTATAAACCTTTCCACCATAAGCTTGTGATACTGAAATTCCTCTATAATTAGTGCTGTGTCCAACATTCATATCAGGATTTCTTGAAGGCGTATAATTTGTATAGTTTCCGCTATATCTAAATCTTACTTCTGTTATTAAAGCCATATTTTACTCCTTAAAATAATTCATAAGCAGAGATGTTCATCTTGCCAATAGTTCTTGATGTAGAATTTACTATGAAATATAATCTATCCCAAGATGTAGTAGCGGTATAACCCTTGTTTTGCAAGCCAAATGGATTTTGCGTAGTGTTTGCTCCATCAAATTGAATAATATCACCAACCTCTATTGAATAAAAGTCTGGATTTATTATATCGAAAGAAACTTGCATTCTTGGAGAGCTTGTTAAATTACTATAATGATGATAATAAAAGTCTGACAAGTCTCCTTTTACGTCTAATTCATTCTTTATTTCTTTTATATTCTCTGTGCTTATATTGTATTTAGTTCTATTTGTTGAGTTTTCAAATTCTTTTAATTCTAGGTATTTATTTGTATTTGCTGGGTCTCTATGATAATTAATTTTAAACTTTGTTGTAATTTCATTTAAAGGTAAATGCGACATTTGCAAGGCAGCAAAATCATTGTCTCCTATTTTGTTATGAGGAAACATCACTTTATATACTGTTGTATCTTCAGAGAAAGATGTGTTTATATTAGAAAATATTAAATTTCTTTCACATTGAGCTAAAGATACGTCTGCTCCAACAATAACAGTATCAGTTAAAAATACTTTTATAAATTCAAAACGACCAGATAGCCCAGTTTTTTCTATTGCAATAATATCTCCGTTAGTAAGAGTTTCTGAAGCGTGTGTTATATCAACGCCAAACGCTGTATCTGTTGCACTTATACCGCTACCTCCACTTGTTTGTAATGTTCCAACATTTAATAAATAGGGAGAAGTTGTAGAAACTGTAGTGCTTGAAGTTAAGAACGAAGGACTTATATAATCAAATGTTCCGTCATTCTTATATCTCATTATAAATCCACCAAAATGTTGTATCTTGTTTAATGCATCTTCTAATTTTGTTTGCTTAGTTATATAATGATGAATTTCTCCATTAGATACTTGATAGTCTCTTATGTTTGTATAAGCCGTAGGCCTTG